GCTTGATGGCTTGCTATCGCGGAAAGATCGAGCCAAGGTTCACCAAAACAAGCTCCGATCCTTGGGAGGTGGCATTCTCAAGGAATATTGCTCGAAGGCACTTAGATACCATTGATAAGTGCAAGTTTGCTGAGGCTTGGGCGGATGATGAAAAAGCTAAAGCGAAGGAGAGATTGAAAGTGCGTTTACCTGTGGAAACAGTTCCACAGGTAAAAGACGGAAAGTCTAGGGATTTGATTGGAGAAAAAGTCGGTGTTTCTGGCAGGACGTTTGAAAAGTACGAACAAGCTAAGCTTCACGCTCCGGCTGAAATTGTCGAAAAACTCGAGCGAAAAGAGGTAAGCATCAATGAAGCCTACAAAGAGGCTCAAAAGGTCAAGAAGCAAAAGGCTGCTTTGCCGGTTGAGAATCCTTTGCCACCATCGGAAAACCTTGTCCCGATCGTTACAGCGAAGGGCAAGGAAACGCTAATCCCAATGCCTAAGAAAGTGGTTTTCAATCAGACCAATGATTCGGTCGATTGGGCTTCTTGGACTTGGAATCCTGTCACTGGTTGCGAGCATGGATGTAAATTCTGCTATGCTCGAGAAATCGCCCACTCAGAACGTATGGCGGATTACTACCCGAACAAGTTCGAGCCGACTTACCACGGCTACAGGTTGGCGGCTCCAAGGAACACTTCAAAGCCTGATTCGTGCGATCCGAGAGATGGGCGGGTCTTTGTTTGCTCAATGGCCGACTTGTTTGGTAAGTGGGTGCCTGATGCTTGGATCGAATCGGTTTTCGATGCTTGCCTAAAATCGCCTCATTGGGAATACCTGTTCCTTACCAAGTGGCCGGCGCGATACTCGAGGATGCCGTTGATCGAAAAAGCTTGGTACGGTGCTTCGGTGATTCAGCAATCGGACGTTAAACGGGTCGAGGCTGACATGCAAAAGATCACAAGCGATAAGGTGGTCAGATGGATCAGTCTTGAGCCAATGCTCGAGCCGATCCAGTTTAACGATCTAGGATGGTGCGATCTTGTGGTTATTGGTTCTCAGACATCGACAAACCAACCGGATGGGCGGGTCGAAGAATTCGCTCCTGAGTTCGATTGGGTTTTTGATGTTGTCGCTCAATGCAAGCAGGCTGGGGTTCCTTACTATCTCAAGGAAAACCTTGGTTTGTCGAGGCCAGGAATGAAACTACCGAAGGGACTTCCTCGAGGGTACTGGAGATGAGTTACGCGACTTACACTGAGTATTTGGCTACCGATCAATTTCGGTGGGCTTGCGGCATCGTCGAGGAGCGATCCGGTGGGCGATGCGAAGCTTGCCGGAATCGGCCAGCTACCGAGTTCCACCATCTGCGATACTGCAAGTGGGGCCAATACGATCCTCCCGAAAACCTCGAGCATATTTGCCATCAATGCCATTGCGATAAGCATCGGTGCGTTAAGTGCGGGCAAGTGGCATTGAAAGCCAAGCATATCAAACTCGGTTCCTCTATTTGCGATAGGTGCAACGATGGCCGGTGATTGGATCAAATTTGAAATATCCACCTCCGAGAAGCCAGAGGTTTGGGCGATGGCTCAGGCTCTTGGGATCGATGCCGATGCGGTGGTCGGAAAACTGCTCCGAGTATGGGCATGGTTCGATCAACAGACTCCAGACGGTAACGCTGCGAGCGTTACCTCAGCGTTACCATCGCGTTACCAGGGCGTTACCTCAGGCGTTACCAAAGCGTTGCTAGATCGTAGAGTTAGCGTTACCGGATTCTGCGATGCGATGATTTCCGTCGGCTGGATGATCGAGTCCGAAGGTGTTGTCAGCCTACCGAATTTTGATCGGCACAATGGAAAGACTGCAAAAACGCGAGGATTGACCGCAAAACGGGTCGCAAGCCACAAAGCAAAAAGTAACGCTGGTAGCGTTACCTCCAGCGTTACCTTGGCGTTACCTAGAGAAGAGAAGAGAAGAGAAGAAATAAATACCCCCTTACCCCCACAGGGGGAACCCTCGAAGCCATCGAAGCGAAAACCGAAAACCACTGAGGGCCAGTGGATCATCCCTCAAGGAATGAACCAAGCTAAGATCCTAGAGGCTCTTGGTCACTTTGAAGAAATGCGCAAGAGCAAGGGCAAGCCAATCGCCAACAGGGAGAATCTATCCAGGATCTTTCCATCGTTCGACGATGAGGCTCACTTGCTCTACGCGATTACGTTTGCAACCGCCAACGAGTACCAAGGCATCAAGGTTGACTACAGGCCACCATTGCAACCAGGTCTACCATTCGCGCAGGATCCTCGCCGAAAGCCTCTTGAGGTTCGTCCGGAAAGGTGCTTCCAATGATCGAGCAGACATTGAAGGACGAAGAAAACCTACTCGGCGGGATTTTGTGCAATCCAGAAACGATCTACCAGGCGGCGGAGTTCGTTGACTCAAAGTCTTTTCTGTCCGATGGATTCGGGTTGGTGTTCCAAGCAATTCAAACAATGCTTCAAATGGGCGTACCGATCACTCGATCTAATGTCGCGATCGAGCTTGTTCGGGTCAATGCTGTTGATGCTATGGGAGGTGTTAAGCGGCTCATTGAGTTGCTGACGGATGGTCAACCGCATCACGTTTCTTACTACGCCGAAATCGTCGCAAAGCACTCAAAGCGGCGAAACTTGATGGCGTTTATTGATCGGATTAAAGCAAAGTCGATTGAGGCCAATTGCGATGCTATGGAGCTCGCTGGTGAAATGTCTCAGGCTCTTGGGATCATGGGCGGCGAATCGGATCAGCAAAAGCAGATCGGTAAGCTTGTGATTGACTTCCTAGAGGATTGCGAGCGTATCAAGTCTGATGGCGGGCAGATGGTTTTTGCGACCGGGATCGAGCCACTAGACTCGGCTCTTGATGGTGGCTTACCGGCTGGTACGATCACGATCGGAGCGAGGCCATCGATCGGAAAATCTGCTTTTGGTTCAGAGGTCTGCTATCGCATGGCGAAGTCTTTTGGCAAGCCGACTTTGTTTGTGAGTCTCGAAATGAACTTTCGGCAAATGGCATCGCGGTTTGTTCTGCGCGGGTCTAACATGCGGGTCAGCGACTTGAACAGATTGAGCTATACCAACGAGCAACTTGACGCAGCGATGACTAAGGCCCTGCAAGACTCAGACACCCCGATGGAGTTCTGGCACAAGCCATCAGGGACAATCGCACAGATTGAAGGACGCATAAGATCAGACGTTGCAAGGCGTGGCTGTAGGTGCGTTGTAGTGGACTACCTTCAGTTGATTCGGGCTCCAGGATACAGCGATCCAAAGCTTCGCGTCTCGTTCGTCATGAAAGAGCTAGTTAGGATCAGCAAAGAACTGATGATTCCAGTCGTCGTCTTGGCTCAAGTTGGCAGGCAGGCAGAAGGTACTATGCCAACGCTTAGCGACCTAAAAGAATCGGGAAGCGTCGAGGAAGATTCTGACACAGTGATTTTACTACATCGCGAAAAGAGGGATTCGGAAGAATTGCTTTGTGAGGTGGCAAAACAACGGAACGGAGAAATCGCAAAGCTTACATTAGCGATGCGAAACGGTGTTGTAATGGCGGTCAGCGAAGTCGCTACCGAGTTTCATAATGACTTTGGAGGGTATTGAGATGGCTGAAGAAAAAAAAGGCGATCCGAATTTGGTTCAATTCCGGCGTTACGCTGAAGCTGCGCTGTCTGGATTGATTAGCGACCGAAAAGAATTTGACAGCGATCGCTACATGGCACGCAGAGCGTTTGAAATAGCAATAGCAATGATGACGGAAGAAATTAATGCATTTGAAGCGTTTCAGCTCATAGCACTTGAACGTGTTGTTGCGAAACAAAGATCCAAGCATGGCATCGAAGAACCAAGCGAACGATCGAAGGTGTTCTAATGAAACTTTCCGAATACTTTGCGAACATCGAGGATCTTAAATCCGAAAACAAAGACCTTCGCAAGCAGCTAGAGCGAACGAGCCGAAAGCTGACTGAATCGCAGGCAAGAACAAAAGAGTTATTCGACGCACTCCGAGCCGTCGTCAATAAAGACCATCCAGCGTTAAGGAGGAAGAAATGAAAGTCGGCGATCAGGTTTGGATCAAGGCTAAAGTGATTGACATTGAAGGTTATGCTGTGAGGGTTCAAGGTTACTTGGGTGAACAATCGTTTTGGAGTACCAAGAGAGACTGCAAACCCGTCGAGCCCGAAGCGGTTGAGCAACCTACAAAAAGAGAACTAACGGACGCGCAGAAGATAGCAGAGCGAACCTTAAAAGCGATTTGGGCAACTCAACCAAAGCCAGAGCCAGAACCAGTTGTCAAGCAATCCTTGACAACTGAAAGCGATCCGGTCAACCCATCGCACTACAAGCAATTACCGGCTGAGACGATCGACATTATTGAAGCGGCGATTGCCAAGGCGCCAAACAACAAAGCGGCGGGATTGCATTGGCAAGTGCTAAAGTACGCTTTGCGGTGCTGGTTCAAAAACGGCATCGAGGATCTCAAAAAGGCTCGTTGGTATCTCGATCGGTTGATCCAAGAGGAGGAAGCAAAGTGAGAATTTTCATTCCAGGCGAGCCGGTGGCGCAACCACGGCCAAAGGTCTCGACGCATGGCGGATTCGCTAGGGCCTACGTCGATGCAAAGCATCCGATACATGCTTTCAAACAGGCTGTCCAGTTGGCTTGGAAATCTTCGATCAATCGATGCTTGACAGGGCCATTGTCAATCGAGATTGTTTGCTGGTACTTAAGGCCGAAAGGCCATAGCAAGATCCGTCGAGCGAGTCGAGAACCTAAGATGAGCCGTCCCGATATCGACAATACGGCCAAGGGCATCCTCGATTCCTTGAACGGCGTTGCTTACATCGACGATGGACAGGTCTACCGGCTGACTGTCGAAAAGTGGTACGTCGGGCCAGATGATAAGGTTGGAACATGGATCGAGGTGACACAATGACGCAACGCAAAAACATTTCGCAACCGCCGGACTTTTGGGAGGTTATCGATCGTGCAGCAATCGAGCGAAAGACCACCAAGAGCCGATTGATTTTTGACGCTCTAAACGCTTTCCTCGGGCTCAATATGGAGCGAAAAAGGCAACCGCGGTCAAAAGTAGTCAAGAAGAAAAAGAAGCGTCTAAAGCGAAATTAGGGCGGTTGCTTGCAATTTCAGCGGGTCAAGCCTAAAATGCGGGAAAGGAGTCAGAATTATGGAAAGTCTTTTTAAGTCCAAACGCTTTTGGGTATCGGCTGCGGCCATTGCCGTTGTCGTCCTTAAAGATAAAGTCCCTTTATCTGAGGATCAAATCCAGTTGCTTGTTTACACGATTGGAGCTTGGGTTGTCGGCGAGTCGGTTCGGCCAGTGGATCCAAAGCCAGAGGTGACCAAGTGAATCGCGTAAAATTTGCTGACAGGCTAAAAGCTCGTCGGGCAGCTCGGGAAATTTGGATCGCTCGTCGATCAGATCCAACTGTGGCTGATTTGGTCGCAAAGACCATCGACGGCGATGAGGAAGCCGGAAAGTTGCTCTTTGGATCGCATCCTGAGTTGGTCGGAATCGATCCGGCAACGCTGTTTTTGCTGATTCAGATCGCTCTTAAGCTTTGGCTATGGTGGCAGTCGCAAAAGGTCGAGAACCCTTCGGAAGATGTTGCCGTTGGCGAGCCCTTCGATTCCACAGTCAGCGACGACGACGATAACGACTAAGCCCAGATCGCAACGACTACCTACTAACCTTCAATCCTTACAAGCGGGTTAGTCGGAGCGAGACGGGCGATACACAAGGATGGATGATGGCTGACGAAAAGAAAAAAGAAAACTGGTTGCCCTGGATCGTCGCGGCGTTGGCGGTTTTTGCGATGTTGCGTAATCAGCAAACATCGGACAAGCCACAACCGAAGGAGCTGAAGGCGGTCGTCTCTCAGACGTTGCCATCTATCCGATCGGCCTACAAGCAAGCTTTCTTGGAGGCGGCTTCAAAGATTGAATCCGGTGAGATTAAAGACCAAGAGGGCTGGACGAAGTTTATTGCCGATAACGCAGGGGCCAAACAGCGGGAAGCACTCGATCGAGTCTACGAAGCCATTGACAAGCTAGACTTGCCAGCAAGCTTCGCGGGTAAGGAAAGCGAGATCGCCAAGATCAATCGAGAGATAGCGGGGGCGTGGTGATGAGTGACTCTGAATTCACAGGCTACGATCCAACCATAGAAAATCGAGACGCGATAGTATCGCAGTCAATCGAAATTGGCTTTACCGTCAGCGATTACGAAGCACCTGAGGAGGTCGATTTCCGCAAGTTGATACGCCATGACAACCAAAGCAACATGGGGTCTTGCGGTGGATTTGGCAATACCAATTGCGGCGAAGGTCTTTGGGCGTTGCATACAGGCTCGATGAGCAACGATCGGCAGTTCTCTCAGTTGTTTAGCTATCTTGAGGCTCAACGTCTTGACGGTCTATTAGGTCGCGATGCTGGATCTACAATCAACAGCGGGCTCAAAATTAGCAAGGAAGTTGGATATCTTGAGTTAAGGCATCTTGAGTATAAAACACCGTACCCATCGAATGCTAGGACGCTCATAACTGATGGCATGCGAATGAGGGCAAGTTCGTTTCGAGTTAGGTCTAGCACTTGGTTGGAATCATACGATGCCATCAAGAATTACATGGCATCAGGTGTTGGCGTATGTTACGTCGGATCATTGTGGAACCAGTCGCTATACGGTCGAAACAGTGTTCTGGAATCAATCTCGATGGTTAATGGCGGAGGCCATGCGTATTGCTTTGCAGGCTACAGCAAACGCAAAGACAGCAAGAACCGCAACTACATTTGGCGACTTAATAGCCACAACGATTCTTGGACTGAGATTGCCCCATCGGTGATTGATGCTCTTTGCAGGCATCAATGGACATCGATTGTTGGCGTGTCGGATCTTTCAACGCCAGGGCCACGGAAAGTATCTTGGATGCAGTCGAGGCCACTAGGATGAGCAATCTAATCGAGCATTACCCAGAGCCGATTCAGCGTTCAGTTATGGATCCAATGACTCCTGACGAAATACGCATATTTACGATGCGACGATATGCGACCGAGTGGCCTAGAGGTGGTTCGTTTTTGAGTACCTTCACAACGGTATGTCGAAAGCCCACTTTTGTAGTCTGTGATGCTCGGATTGCTATTGATTCTGCTAGCCTCGACAGGGAGGCCTTGGGATGAACCTCAGCAACGGAGAAAAAGGAATGTTTGCCGTGATTGGTCTTTGTTTGTTTAGTTGGTTTTTTGGATCGAGTACCAAGCCCGATCCAACTCAATGCGACATACCATCGAGCGACCTTGCTGAACAGGTCGTAACTGTTCGAGATTCTCTAACAGTTCAACCCGCTCCGGTTGACGATCCCAAGCCGATACCAAGCCCAAGCGACAAGCCATTGAAACTCGAGGTTTTGGTATTCGTCTCCAAGAATTGCCCACCTTGCGAAAAGTGGAAGCGATGCGAGATGCAGAAATTCTTGGATGCGGGATGGCAAGTCGGTATTGTCGAAGATCATCCGTTTCCGGTGACTCCACGGTTCGAGGTCTCCAAGGGATCGGAGCGTAAAGAGCACGTTGGCTATCTCACTTTTGAGCAGGCGAAGGGGTTGGTAAAGTGACTCAAGAAAGCTTGGTTTACATCATCGGCTCGGGTATGGTCGCAGCGTT